GACCATAAAATATATAAGCAGAACCTGTATAACAGTCACTAGCTTCTGTATCTAATGATATATGTGTAGAAGTTGACCCAGTACCTTTTGTCCAACTAACTATAATATTATCCCCTGATAGAGTAGCACTAACATCAGATACTGCACCAGGTTTTCTACTACCTTGGTCAGATATTGAAGTAGATTCACCTGTTATATTATAGCAGGTTACATTATATGTAGTTATTTCTCCTTCAGATATACTATCTACATAAGAAGTATCACTACCTTCATATATTATTTGATTATCTCTTCTAAGCCTAAAATTAGGACCAGGTCCAGCCCAAGTAATATTAATATCTCCAGAAACACAATCATCAGCTGTTATATCAGTAGGAGGGTCTGGTATTCCTACAGGTAATTGAATAGGTATACTATCTGTAGGAGCAGTCTCACTACCACAATTAGCTATATCAGTAGGTATACCAGTAACATTCATATTATATGTAGTTCCTTCATTACCATCAAAGGTATGAGTAGTTCCTTGTACATTACCTTCTATTAAAGTATCTGCATCATATACATTGTATCCTGATGTTAAGTTCATAGTATCCCAACTACTTGTAATAGTTAAACCAGAATTACTAGCAGTAAAACCAGTTGGAGTTACAGGACATTGTACAGGAGGCTCTGGATATGTAGCAGACACATCTTGACTAGGGCCTGATTCACTACAATTAACAGTATCTATAGGAAGTGTAGTTATATAAAAAGTATATACTGTAGTAGGTGTACCTGTATTAAAGATATACTCTGTATCAGTAGTATTATCTATTAAAGTATCTCCTACTGCATCATATACATTATAACTAGCAGCTCCTCCTTTAGGTAGCCAATGTATCCTAAGGTCTGTTTCTCTGACTTCTATCTGTACTCCATCTGGTGGACCTGGACATGCTGTTGTTAAACAGTTCCAAACTTCCACCCCATTGAATCTAACAACTTCAACAGGAGTACCATTGAATCTTACATTATCACATGTATCTCCAATGTCAACACCATTGAATCTTATACCCATTAGTCTGTATTCCAGATGTCTAAAGTAGTACCTGTTAGCTGTACTCTAAGGTCTCCTCTTACTATATCAGTAGCATAAGCATGTGTATGGTCTGCTGGTGGATATACACTAGGTTTACCTGTGATTCTATCCCAATGTAAGAATTGAGGAATTCTAACATAATCAGCATTAGTAGGAGCAGCTGGGTCTCCTAAGAAGTATACCTTATCACCTGTGTACCAATCTTTACCATCAAAGTTATGTCCTTCATCTAATTGAGCATCTACAATCCACCACATACCAAAGGATAAAGGGTTAGGACCACTACCATAATCAACACCTTCTGTAGGATAAACATCAGTAGTTACATCCCATATACCTCCAAACTCTGTACCTGATACAATAGCATAAGCCATTTGAGCATAGGCAAAAGATGAATAACCTATATCATTACCATCACAATCTTGAATAGGATTACTTACACTATTCTGGGCCCATTGAAATGACCTATCTGCATAGTGTTTAGAAGAGTATTCAGTAGGAGCATAATTAGGGTCTACAATTACACAAGGGTCTTGAGTAGCATATTTCTTAGCTAGGTTTCTATCATCCTCAGCATATTGAGCATAGTGTTTAGCAGAGAAAGACAGAGGAACTCTATCCATATGGTCTGTACAATTCCAATATAATTGAACTGGGTTATCTTTATCTTCATCTGCCCAAGACTCAGCATTATTACTAAATGCACATCCTGACTTGATTAATGCTTCTAGGTATTCTTGAAATGGTAACATTACTGTTAGACCAAATTCTTCTGGTGTAGTAGCTACTTCTATTAAAATATTAACTCCTACTCTAACAGGTTTATAAAAGCTTATACCATTATCAATAATATCATAATGTCTAAGACCTACTAAGTCCTCATTAGGGATAGGAATAGGTGTAGGTCTAATCCAAAGGTTATCTGGATAAGACCATCTACTAGGTAATGTTGTACCATCTTCTAGTACAGGCTCATCAAGGGTCTCATCTACTAAATAGCAGTATACCCTAGCATGTTGGTCTGAAGCTATTATAAAGTCTGATATATATCTTACATCATCTTTAGTAGCTACAAAGTGTTTATTTGAAATCATTTGTTTCCTTTCTATTCTTTATATGCACTGCGTTGGTGGAACATATACTCCAAGTTTACAGTAGCTAGTTCAAACCCCTTAGTAGGGTAGTCCTCATTTTCTTCAAAGATTACTCTTGTAGTTTTATTTTGTCCCATAACAGTAACCTTACTATCATCTTTATATATTCTATAGTAATAAGGGCTAGCATCATACCATATAAGACTATCATTCCAAGTACCATTATCATTCCAAATAGGGCCAAAACCTGTATCACCTACAGACTGTAGTCTATCCTTGTTATATATTCTTGTTTGATAATGAGACTTCTCTGTTATTGCATATTCCATAGTTCTAATCTGTGTTCTACCTGTATACAATGCCATCTTAGTAGAATCTCTTAAGTAGAATTCAGAGAATATAATCTTAGAGTTATATGTTAATTTTTCTCTTGTTGGTAATACATCAGCATATTCTTGTAAAGGAATATAACTAGGTATATCTAATTCAACATAAGAGTATGTACCATCTGTAGCTAATATAAATAATCTGTTATTAATTATATGTAGGGAATTAATTTGTATATGATTAAACTCCCACTTATGTATAGCATTTTGTATATCTCTACCTTCTATCATAGTATTATTTAAAACATAAACATCACCTGACCTCCCTCCTCTTCTAGAGAGGAATGTAAAACCTAATACATCATGACCTACTATAGCATCTACATCAGCTGGTATATAGTTAGGCACATGTAAAGTTAAGTTTTGTGCTTCAGTAGATTGAGCTGAAGTATCTGCTAATTGGTAAGCATACATATTAGTATTACTACCTATAATAGAAGTGAAGTATATCTTATTACCTATACCTGCTGCTTTAACTCTATGATTATATGTATAATGACTTATTGTAGTTACCTCTGCTGATTTAGGAGTTAATACCCCACCATCTGCTGCTGATAACATAAACTGGTCATAGTCTGCAAATAATAGTAATCCATTAGGACTAGATATTGCATGTCTTACTACTGTCACATCTGTAGTAGCAACAGCAATATCAATAGGGTCATCATCAAGTATCTCTTGAACTGTTTGTATAAAGAAATTACCATACTCAGCAGTCTCAGACATAATAACATTCTCTCTACTAATGAAACCTAATCTATTCTTATGGAAGAATATAGACTTAATATAGTTACCTACAAATGATGGTGTAGGGGCTGATTCTTCATCTCCTACTTCTCTTTCTCCCCAAGCAGATATACCAGTTAAACCAGTCCCATCTTCTTTAACCTTTTGGAATGAGTTAAACTCAAACTTAATACTACCACTACCAGAAGATAGTCTATAAAATACTTGTGGCATAGTATATTCATTAAATTTCATAGGTATACCTGGTGCTACTGTTTCTGTCCAAGTACTTGTTGAAGAGTTATACTTATAGTAATAATCATCCTCACCTAAGTTATTATTACCATCTATCTTACATATAAAACCATCTAGGCTTTCAGGTAATCTACTAGGTAATTGGTCTGAAGAACTTACTGTCTTCCATACACCTAAACTAGCTTCATTACCAAAAGAATCTTCCCACTCCCATTTATCATCACTGGACTGGCCATGAGTATAGACAAAAGAGCTTTCTTCATCTACTACATAAGGAGTTAATTCTGCTAATTTAGTTGCTATACTAAAAGCATCTAAAGCTCCTACCTTATAAGGACTCTCTCCATCTGCTGATTGGTCTGAGTGTCCTTGAACTGTTACATCATTAAGGGTATATTTATAACCCTCTAGAGTATTAGCTGAAGTAGAAGTAGTAGATTCAATAGCAGGTGGAGTAGGTTCTTCATCTGTGACTACAGTAGAGCCAACAACTATACCTGTAGTTTTCTTAATCCAATAGAAAGCAAACTTATTATACTCTTTATCACCTTGTGTTAATTCTCCATCCATCTCTACTCTAATAGTTTTATTAAGGATAAATGTATGGTCTCCAATAGTAACACATTCAAATACTTCTTTATTATCTAAAATAGTCCTATTCTTTAAATAGTTTAGAGGTTGAGTAGAATAAGATATAGGCTCACCTGTTAAGGTATTAGCTCTATAAACAAACCAATTACCATCACCAGGTACTACTATTAAATATCTCTCTACTCCATTACCTCTATCATACATATAAGTAAAAGACTTATCTACATTTAGATTATTACCATCTCCATCTTTTAGTTGAACACTCTCTGATATAGGGTTTCTTCTAATAACTCCCCTAGTAGGAGAAGGTATACAATTAACCATATCAGATACTTGATTATCAAATCTACCCTCTTGGAATTGTTGTGTTACTCCTCCAATAAGGTTAGACAAGGTATCATTTATTAATTTATTTTTAATTGGCATTATAGATTCTGTCTCCTTCCTTTGTTAAAGTATAGACCCATCTTAATATTACCATTATGTAGTCTATTAGAGACAACAGGATTATTAAAATTATAGTCATTTACTTGTAGTTGAATTCTCATTAACTCCATATAAGTATCTTGTTCTTCAGCAAGTGTAAGAGCATTTAAGTCTATTGAGCCTATCACTCTTTGTTGAAATTTCCTTGATGCTCTAGCAGTAATATATAAATAGGCCTCAATAGGGAGTTCTTCATAATCTACTAACCAAATAACATCTGCTACAATACTCCTATTCTGTACAAAATCTTGTTCAAATAAGTCATATACCTTATTATTTCTTACTACATATCTATTCCTCATACCAGCTTGATTACCTGTATCAATCTTTAATACATTAGGTGGTAATACTATAAAACCTCCTTCTACTTCTTGTCCTAGTCCAATACCACTATCAGGAGACAACACCATATTATAATCAGTATTAAAATACCATCCTCTCTTCTGTACTTCTAGCATTGTATCTACTATCATTCTTCTGGCTACATCTCCATCTGTTCCTATTTGAATAAGGTCAGGTAGGGAGCCATCTGGATAAGGTACTTCTCCTATAGCCATAAGACAAGCATTAATCATACCCATCTCTGATTTAGAGTATAGTGTTGTGTTTGTAAATAAGTTGTAGTTACTATTCATATTATTCCTTTCTACTAAATTCAATTATACCCCCCTAAGGGAGTACTCAGAAGTTAGTCTGAGACTAGTACATTCAGTCCAGTTGGGTTTAACGCGCCATGACCCATTGCATAGAAACTAGTAAGTTGGTATCCAAGTCTACGGAAGTCATAGTTAGACTCTGATTGTAGGTCCATTGCTTTAACTACACCATATACATCTTTAGTATACATTAGCATAATTAACTTAGTTGCATCTATACCACTATTACCAGACTGGTCTGTCTTGTCTAGGTGATTAGTCCAACCAATAGAGAAACCTGCAATTTGTCTAACTTTACCAGTATCAATACCACCATTGTTAGAAGTCCAATCTGCATTTACACCTCTAGTAGACTGTACAATGTTGTAATAGTCTTGTGGTGATACCATACAAGTAGGCTCCGTTGTAATGTTACGGGTATTCATATTACTACGGCCTGTATACATTGCTTCAATTAGGGCATTACCTTTTTCCTCTGCTGTTGTAGCTGCTGCATAACCTGTTACAGTTGTAATCAGAGCTGCAATCTGTCCTGGTAGTGGAGGCATAGTAGATGCAGTATGTGTAATACCATAGAAGATGTCCTTATCAATTTTAGTTGATAATACCTCACCTGATTGGTATGCTAACTCACTACGGATTTCATACTGTGCTAGTTTATCATCAAGTGTATCTAGGAAGTGTGAGTGTACATATCTAGTATCAACTGTGATTGTAACCTCATCATTAGCTAGTAATGCACTAACTACTTCTTCACCAGGTACATGTGTCTGGATGTCTGCTGCATCAGCTTTACCAGTTACAATGAACTGAGCTGTCTTACCTCCTGAAATACTGCGTACTTTAACTGTACCTAATGCTACATTCTTTTCTCTAAATGCTTTAATAACCTCATTAGTATACAGTTTTAGGGCTGTACTACGGGCTGCGTCCTTATTAGGGACTACTGGTGTCATTGCTGCCATATCATTTCCTTTGTGTCTTTAATAGACTGTGTTAATTTTTTGTAGTCTAAGTGCTACCCCCTTTCAAACATGTCTGAGTTATCCTCTGTTGATACCTTAGTATCTCCTTATGGGCTCAAAGTAAGGCTAGGAAAGGAGAGGAAACCTAACCCTACTTTGAACACACAAGGGAATTAACCCCATGTGCTGTCATCTGTAATTGACATCTTATCTTCAACCATCTTAGTATAGCTTCTATCTACACCATACCTAGGGTCAGACATATCAGTTAATAGAGCATGTTGTGATGTATACCCTTTAGACTTAACCTCTGGTCCCTTATTAGTATGTAGTGTCTCAGGTGCTACATAATTATTACCTTGTTGTTGATATTGTGTAATAAGACTTCTAGCTAATACCTTTTGTATTTTAGGACTAGCACCATCCATAGCCTCATTAAACTCCTTAATAGCTGTCTCATCAAGATTAGTCTGTGCCCAACCTACAGCTTCTTTGAATAGGTCTTTACCTCCTACATCAGCTAATAGAGTTTCTACATACTTCTCTTGTTTATACTTAATGAATTCAACTTGTTCATCAATTTGTTCTTTAGTCATATTGTGAGTCTCTTGAAGTTTAGTATAATCTTCTTCAGTAAGTTCCTCACCTTTAACTACCTTACTAACATAGTCATCTACCTTAGTAGGAGATTCTGAATCACCCCCTTCCTCTTGTTGAGTCTCTGTTTCTTGAGCAGGACTAGTGTTTTTAAGTTTCTCTAGTTCCACATAAGCTTTGGCAATCTCTTCAGCAGATTTACCTTTGAACTTATCTGGGACTTCAAACTCACCTTGGTCACTTGGTAATACAATCTCAGGCTCTAGGCTTTCATCATTAAGAGTCTTTTCTACTTCTTCTTGACTTAGTACCTGACTTTGTGCTTCCACCTGTGGTTGTTCTGGATTTACTTGTGTCTCTTCTTGTTGCATTTTCTTTCTCCTTCTTTCTTAATAGATTATATTCTTGTGCTGTCATTACTGTCCTTGTGTGGCAGTCTTCTCAGCTACATTAGCCATACCTTGAGCTGCCATTTGTTGTTGTTCTTGTTGTAGTCTCTGTTGCTCTTCTTGTTGAATTTGCTCAGGAGACTTAACAATCTTGTAAGGGTCCATACCTAATGAGGTAGCTACTTGTGATAGGTAAGCACCAACATCTAAGTATTTAGCTAATACCTCTGGACCTAACTGTGCCATACTCTGAAGCATAACATTTAAGTTTTGAAAGTCTTTCTCTCTTGAGATAGCACTAACACCTGTAGTAATACTAACAGTAGTAATCTTTAGAGCATCTGGATTAAGTTCTTTTAGAATAAGACTAATCATAGGGGTTTGTAACTCTGCTGCTAATACAGAGAAGACACCACCTAGAGCTGATTCTAATTCATTAATAGTTGCTCTTACTTCTGTAGCAGTAGTTCTTTCTGAATCTCTAATCTGTCCAGCTAAAGATAGAAATGCTCTACTGATTCTTTGTTCAAGTCCTTGCATTAACTGTAGAGGAACTTGTAAGTCTGCTGTCTTATTAATCTGTAATGTACTAATCTCTCTTTCTAAATCACCCATAACAAAGTCACCATTAGTAGCATTGTTTAGGTCTTCAATCTTAACTGAGGCACCTGGTCTAACACCAAATAGATGTCTAGCCTGGATACCTGCACCTTGTACAATAGTCTGAGTCAGACCTTCAAGGCTTCTAAAGTCACCTAGATATTGTTCTACTAATCCTCTACCATAGTCATCATTAGGAGCTGTAGTCCATCTTAATACTATATAAGGATTATTCTCATCATCATAAGTTTTCTCTGTACCCTCAATAACAATACCTGCTACTTCTTGCCATACAGTTATCTTATTAGGACCTGTTCTAACAATCATAGTATAGATATTAAACTCTTCATTTTCTTTATTAGCTTCTTGGTCTGTGTCTTCATCTGCCTCAATCTGTTCTAATACTTTAGCAGGTAGAACTTTCTTACTAATTCTTTCTACTATAGACATTCTAACTAGATTACTAGAGTAGTCTCTCTCAACTACATACTGCTTAGGGCTAAACACTTTAAAGGAGCCACCTGGTATCTTATATAGTGCTACATTACCTGCAACAATAAGATACTTTAAAGCCTCATTAATAGGGACTCTTAGTGCTTTTATATTAATATATTCTATAATATCATTCTCTACTTTAGTAAGCTCTTGGTCTAGCTGAGATAATTCCTCTTGACTAAGACCACCTACTGCCTCTTCATCTGGTAACAATCTAAAGAAAGCACCTGTTGGAGGTAGTAAAGCTAATAGTAATTTACTAGCTAAAGCATTAACACTAGAAGGACCTATAGAATTATAAGGAGTAGGTAGAGGTTGCATATCACTAATACCATCTGGTTGAATTAGATAAGGTAAAGTTAGCTCTGCTGCATCTTCCCATACTTGCTCATTCCTATCATCTTCAAGTCTAAAATAAGTCTCTTTAGCAGTACCATATTTCTGTTGATTTTCTGTATAGTCTGCCATATTATATCCTTAATCCTGCTTGAGGATTAGAAACACCAATACCCCCAAGACCCAAAGGTGCAGCTTCAGGTACATTAAGAGGTATCTGTAGTGCCCTTGTTCCTAGTTTCTTCTTACTAATTTTCTTTCTTTGGTCTTCTTCTTCTTCAAGTGTCTTACCTAAATATTGACCTGCTGAGTCTGGATTAGGAGGCTTTTTTACATCCATACCTCCTCCATCACCTATACCTCCTGAGCCTGGCTTAGGTTCATCTGGTATCTGAAGCTCATACACATTTCTGTTCTCATAGCCTGGAACATCTAGTCCCATGTCTTCAAGTGGTTGCCAAGCTTTATCTGACATCCAATCCTTAGCTCGTTCCCAAGCATCTGATACTGCACCTATAATACACCCCCTTTCCTAGAGTTCTCTTCTCTAGTTAGCCATTGACAATTTGAAGGCTCATATATACCATCATTATTAACTCTATCAATAGTCATTATATCATTATATCCTGTATCATGTGCCCATTCTGCAAAGATTACAAAATCATGCCACTCAGGTGTGATATAAATTCCTCTTCCCCCATACCTATGGTAATTCATATGATTAGGGTCATAACATCTTTCCTTCATCTTACACCAAATTCTATATAATCTAGTAGAAGATTGTCCATGTGTCTTATTGGTTGGTTTATTTTTTGCACAGTTAAGACAAGACTTAGCTCTAATACCATTAGACATAGCCATCTCATGTTCTGTATTACAATCTGGACAGAGAAAGACACCAAATCTTCTCCAACCATTTCCATACCATCTTGTCTCTAGTTTCTCAACAAGCTCCATCTATTTCCTTTCTAGCCCTTCAGCAGAAGTTTCTACTTTAAGCTCATACTTTAATTTATCTATTAAACTCCTTTGTCCTACTATTATACCTTGTTCAAAAGAGGAGAGCT